TACTTTTTTTAATTTTAGCAAATAAGGCACTTCACCCGCATCTGCTACATTATTAGGATCATTAATGTTTGTGTTTTTAATATTATCAAATATCATTTCTTGACCTAAATAATCAACCTCAGACCATATATTACCATCACTATCTACTATATCTAATATTCCTAGTATGTTACTAGCATTTATATTAACTGTAGGAAATTGTTCATGGGCCCCAAAAGAAAATTCTTTTGTATTAATATTAGCTGAAATAGCATTTCTTGTTTTTTTAAGTAGGTAATATTGGGGTACATTTCCCGCTGTAGAATAAATTGAAACCTCTGTTGGGTCTAAGGAACTTGAAAATGAAAAATCACATTTATCTTCCATTAAAAATGAAGTATTGGGATTTAAAATAGAACCTATAGATGTATTTTCTCCTATAGATAAAGCATAATCAT